CAGATTTCCACGGGGCAGACTGGTCTGAAGGCGGAAAACGCTGTCCTCACCCGGCTTGCCACGGGTTGCCTTGATGTCATATCCCTTCTCGCGCAGACGCTTGAGTGCGTTCTTGAACGAATGCTCGTCCATCTTCCCGACTCGGTATGCCTCCGGCTTTGTCACGCCTTCTGGCCGGTCCTTGAGGATTTGCAGCAGTTTGGTCTGTGCGTTTGGTTGCTCGTGGTGGTTCATGCTCGTTCTCCTGTCTGTTGGTGTTTGCAGCCTTGGCAGGCTTGATCGGTTGGGTTCAACTTCGTGTACTGGCAGTCGGTGGTGTTTCGGTGTGGCACTTGGACGATTCGCGGCAACCTCGTACCGGCTTCTGGCTTGGACATGGGCCAGTAGCCGTCCTGTGCGTGGTGCCAGTCGCGGAATGGTGGGCGGTTGTGGCAGCCGTGGCTCATAACTCGCCTCCGCTCATAGCCCAGTTTTTTGCCTTCTCAAGCAGGAACACGGCCTCGGCGCATGTCATTCGAGATGAGCGAACAACCAAAACGCCGTCTTCGTCATATCCAACGATCAAGGCGTCCGCCATGCCAAGCGATAGGGCACTGTTCAGTGCTTGATCTGGGGTGAAGTTTGTGGACGCCGGTAGCGCAATCACTTTCATGTTGTTCACTTCTTGCCTCCAATCCTTCGTGCCTCTGCCCGGTAGTGGCGGGCAATCTCAATCAGTCCCTCGCGGGTGTACTTGCGCACTGTCTGGTCGGCCTCGATGGCTTCGACGGCTTCCAGACCGATGCGCTGGATCAACCCCTTGCGGTACTCGACGTGGTTGCCGCCCAAGTAGTTGTTGCAGTGGCGGCACTGTGAATTGCAATTTCCCTCAACGAATCGCATGTGCGGTGCGCTGCCGACACTTCTGTAGTGCCCGGCATCATGTGAGTTCGGCTCACTGCTCAATGGTCGGCCACAAGAAATGCAGGGCTTCCCAGCGTCCCGCGCCCGGATGTATGCGTTAAACGCGGCCTGCGCCTTCTTGACCAGTTGCGGGTATGTCTCCATCGCCTTGAGCTTTTCGCGGATCACCTTGCGCTCTTTGGCCTGCTCCTTGGCTGCTTTCTTGTCGTTCAGCTTCTTGGCATGTGTGATGGCGCACGATGGACCGCACACCTTCATCAACGGTCGCAGGCGCATGTACTCACCCTTGCAGACGGCGCACTTGGCGGTCTTTGGCTTGAAGGCGAGACTCATCGCGGCACCTCACCGTGGAAATACACCATCGGCAGCGGATCAAGCCATTCGGCCTTCACCAAGTAAATCGGGCCAAGCCATAAATCCTCGATGGATGCAACCTTGACGGTCTTTCCCGACTCCAAAGCCAGCACACGCAAATCTCCGTGCTGGTACAAATGGCCTTGTTTTGCTTCGATCAGCATGTCGCGGCCTCCTTCGGTGCCAAGTCATAGAACGTCACGCCCAACTCAGTGGCGGCATATGCCTCGACCTGATCGCAAAACAAACTGAACTCGACGGTAGAAAGTCCGGTGCTGCTCTTTCCGATAAGCTCCCCATTGGGAAGCTCTTCGTAGCCGATGAACATCCTTTTCATTTGCTCATGCCACACCTCGGCACTGAACTTCCGCCCGTTCACAGTCGCCTGCTCGGCAATCTGGGCCAGCACACCCCGGCCCCAATACCGCTTGTTTTGCTTGGTGGTGCGCTTCATGCGCTTGACCGACAGCACCCACTTGCCGCCAGCCTGAAGGACCGCTTGCAGGAAAGGGAAAAGCTCACCCTTGATCGCGGCCCATGCCTGCTGGCGGTTGTGCAGTTCGATGGTCAGGCTCTCGCTCATGCCGCCACCTCCGCAAACAGATCCATCTGATCCAGTTCCTCTCTGGTTGCGCTGCGCTTGTATGCCGATCCCGGACGGACAAGGCCCAGCCTCTTGGCGGCCAGCGGCATCAGGTTCGAGCGGCGGGCGCATTTCGGCCCAACGGGCATATCCCCGATGAACACGGCGGCTTCACGCATCTCGCGCTTGCACAGGGCGCAGCGGTAGGTCATGCACTCACCTTTTGTTGACCCACGCCACACGCGCACTTGCCACATCCGGCGCAACCGGCTTGTGCTTCTCGCAACTCTACAACGGCGGCAGGAACTCCCATGCGGGACGCAACATGCACCGGCATAGCTTGTGCTTCGCCATCTCGCCGGATTTCTTGGGCCGCCAGTTCTGGCAGGTCGCGCAGTTCTTTTCCATTGGTCAACCAGTAGCGACGGCCAAGGCGCAAGACTTCGCCCTTTCCATCAACGAGCTTTGATAGGACTTGGCGGCAGGTGGAGAACTCCCATCCGGTGATTTCGTAGAACTCACGGAAGGACAGCGGGCCAAGGGCCAGAAGCTGGCGGGCGGCGTGGATCTTGGTCACAGTGAAGCCCTCCATGCCCAACGCTTGGCGCACCTCTCAAGAATCTCAGCGGCGCTTGATGGCTCCGTGTCTTTCGGTGGGCGGCGATTTATGCCGTGCATGAACCCGATTTCGTCAGCAAGGATTCGCCCTGCTGGCGGCTTTCCGGTTTCCTCGCACCAGTTCTCGTTGCACTCGCTCCCGGTGATGCGATAGATCGTCCAGCCGTTGGCCTCAAGGATTTCTTGGCGCTTGGCGTCGCGGGCCTTGTCCTGGTGGTAGGCCGCACCATCGCACTCGATACCGACCTTGGCGACCGGGTTGGCAAAGTCGATGAAGAATCCGTTGGCCGGGTACTGCGGGTACAGGATCAAATCCGCTTCACGACTATCGGCCCAGAAGTTTTCCTCGATGGGCGTCATAAAAATCATGTGCTGCCCCATGTCCCATTGATACGGGTCGCAGGCCCACTCGTTTTTCGGAGTGGCAAGAATCCACTTACCCACCCTCGCGTAGTGGCGGCGAATGGCGTTCCATTTGTTTTGGGCGCTCATTGCTCGATCACCGGAAGGTTCAGGCGAAGTGCTTCACGGTAGAAGCGACGCACTGTCGGGTTCAGCTTCTCTCCAGCCTCGTCTCGGGCCTTCAAGGCTTTTGCCCATGCCTTGTGGTCAATCTTGTGGCTGTTGGCGACTGACTGCTTCTTGACGTTCACCAACTTCGACAGCTCGGCGGCAACTCGCGCTGGATCTGCCTTCGGCGCTTCCAGTTGCTTGTTGGCTGGCCTTGGAGCCTTCAGGCCAATGGCGCGAAACTCAAGCACTGTCGGAGGGTTTCCCGCGGGCAAGTTCTGCAAAGCGAATGCGATGGATTCGGGCGACGACTGAAAGCCAGAGAGCTCGTGTGCCCAATCGGTCTTGACGTCAGCGATGGAGAGTCCGCGCCAGCGGTCCATGAAGTCCCGACCGTAGGTCATGGTCAACTTCTCGAAAATTCGATCAATCCATGCGATTGGCAGGCTCATGTCAATACTCCAGTGCCGGGTTGACCGGCGTGATGTCGATGAAGTCGTGAACAGGCTTTCGGCCCATGAACTCGGCGGCGCGGTCGCGGTGCAGTTGCTCGGTTCGTTCAGCAAAGCTGACCCGACTCGATGTCTGCCGCTCATCAGGCTTGAGCCAAGCGGCCTCCAGACCTTGCGAACCACGGCGGCACCAGACCTGCAAAAAATCCTCAAGGGTCATCCCGGCCTTGGCGCATTCCTGGCGGGCGCTCGCCAACACGGTTTCGGTGACCGGGGCCTTCTTGGCTTTGCGAAGGGTCAGCCAGTCATCCCATGTCTGCTGCTCAACGTCATCAGGCTTGCAGACCTTCGGGGCGGCGTCGCGCTTGCGCGGCGCTTCTTCCTTCCCTTCCTCTTCCTTTCCTTTCCCTTCCCTTCCTTCCTTCCCTTCCGCTTTCACGCGTGACGACGCGTCAAAGTTGCGTGCAGGGCGCGTGCTTTCAGACTCGCGGTTGTTGATGACTTGGTGTGTTTTGAAGGTGGGAATCTCGGCGTAACGCTTGCCTTCGACCTCGTAGAGGACGATCAAGCCAGCTTGAATCAACTCGTCAGCAAGCTCAACCACGTTGCAGTTGTCACCCGGCAGATAACGCATCTTCAAAGTGACTGGCTTCCAATCAAGGCGACCTTCACGGTCAGCCTCACACCACAGAGCGATGTAGAACACGCGTGCAAGTGGCGTCAGAGACACGATGTCTTCAGATGTGAAGAACTCGGGCTTAATGGTTCGGATGCGCGCCACGTTACGCTCCGATCCAGCCCGGCCTGACCGAACCATTGGACGAAGCCCGCGAGAACAGACCGGCCCGCTTGATGTAGCCGTCTTTCTGAAGCTGGCGGAAGATGTGACCCCATTGGCGGGAGTCTTGGAACTCAATCCCAGCGGCACGGGCCAGATCGACCATGAGGCACGGGGACCAAGGTTCAGCCCGGAGGCTTCGGCGCTTCTTGATCTGCTTGACTGCGAAGCTGTAGGCGTCGTCAGGAATACTCATTTGCGTAGTCCTTTCAGGTGATGTACGGGCGCACATCAGTGCGAATGGGGATGACCGGTGTACCGATGGGCTGCACACTGGCCTCATGAAGAAAAGCCCCGCCACCGCACGAACCTGCCTGACCTATCGCGCAGGGGGAGGAATGCGCGATGTGGCGTTGTTCCGTGCAGCCGTTCGCGGCCATGTGGTGGCGGGGGAAAAGCATGGGTCAGGCCGCTTTGGCGGTCTTTTTGGAGCGCACAAGCGACCAGTTCACGCGGTCGTTGAGGTCTTCAAGGGGGATGCCAGTTGCGGCGGAAACCTCGGGGGCACGCTCGGCGGAAACCCGGCCAGCCTTGAGCCAGTGCTCAACGTGTTGCCGGAGGACGCCATTGCCGACCGCTTCGGCCAACTTGGCCGGGGTTTCAAACTTCTGAACGGCACGCTGGATGCCGGTTACTTGGCTCATAGATCACCTCAAAGCAAACTTGTTTGCACTGTATCACGCAAACTAACTTGCTGCAAGGGGATGCAAAATCCTTTGCCATGAGAACCATTGGCGAACAGGCCAGGGAGTTCAGGCTTTCACGAGACTGGACAACCCTTGAGATGGCCCGGGAGGTGTCAAAACACCACCCGGACGGCCCTGTATCGCGCCAAGTAATAGAACAGCTTGAGAAAGCCGGAGCACGTAGGCCGCGATACATGACGGCCTTGGCAAAGGCCATGGGCACGACTGTTGAGTGCCTTGAGAGCGGACGTTTCGTTGTCGGAGAGTCAGATCAACACATCAAGTCGCACGAAGACGACGAGGCAGAGGGTGTCAAGATTCTTCAGTTCGACACAGGCGGCGCCATGGGCCACGGTGTCGTGCTTAGAGATCAGCCAGGAGTCATCAAGTCGTGGACCGTCAGCGACTCATGGCTACAGCAGAACGTGCACCGAATCACAGGGGCCAAGAACCTTAGCATCGTGACCGGCTTTGGGCCGTCCATGCAGCCGCTGTTCAATCCGGGCGATCCTTTGCTGGTTGACCGTGGCGTCATGCGGGTGGACGTGGACGGGGTGTATTTCTTCCGCGTCGGTCAAGAGGGCTTCGTCAAGCAGCTTCAGCGGATACCAACGGCCAACGGCCTAGTGATCCGGGCCAAGAGCTACAACACGCTCTATGACCCGTTCGACATCACCGAGGGCATGGACTTCGAGGTTTTCGGTCGCGTGGTCAAGGTGTGGAAGGGTGAGGAGTTTTGAGCAAAGTGAGAGACAATGGCGGCATGAGCGCTAGTGTTCATTTCTCCATCAAGTATGACGGTCCAGCCCTGGCTAATCACCAGATGGATGTGCGCGAGCTTGCTCCCGCGCTGATCGCACTAAGCGAGCTACTGGAGCAATCCAACAAGGCCGCCTTCCCTGATGCCGCAGAGGTCCGCGTCAACGTCCAAGGGAACTTTAAGGGTGGATCATTTGGTGTTGACCTGATTGCTGTACAGAACATCGCCCAGCAGCTTGTGGCGATGTTTTCCGGACCGGAGGCCACCGCTGCTGCCAATCTGCTGGCGATTCTTGGCGGGATTGGACTTCTTGGACATGACGGATTGATAGGCGTCATCAAATGGTTGCGCGGCAGAAAGCCAAGCTCCATTCGATTTGAAGGTGACAAGACGGTTTTTGAGATCATCGAAGCTGAAGCCATCGAGACTTTTGAGACCGATCTGGTGGCCGGAAAGTTGTACCAGAGCAGGGTCGTCCGACAGTCTCTCGCTAAGGTAATAAAGCCACTTGAGCGCGATGGTGTTGATGTGTTCGCAACGGGCCTTGGCGGAGAAACCCAAGCGGTTGTCACCAAGGCTGATGTGGCCGCTTTTATGTCGGCTGCCAGCGAGGCGGACATTGTGTCCGACACAACGGCTGAGGGTGTTCTGCTTCAGATCGAGTCAGCCGTCTTCAAGGATGACAACAAGTGGAGATTCCACGATGGATCATCCGCGTTCTTTGCGGAAATAACTGACCAAGAGTTTCTAGGCCGTGTCAACGCTGGGGAAGAGAGATTTGGCAAGGGCGACGTACTGATCGTTGACCTTCGGCGAATCCAGTCTGTGTCGGACACCGGCCTGAAGCTCGAATACAAGGTGGTCAAGGTGCGCGAACACAAAGCGCCGCTTCAAGCTGGCCTTGCTCTAAGGTAGCAGACTAACCGTAGCCTCCCACATACAGCCCGCCGCGTGCGGGCTTTTTTTCGCCTTCACTCATCCATGAATCATGACCGCCTGTCGGCTGGATGGGACAACCTCACCCGAAAAAGCAAACTTTTTTGCTTGCACATCTTGCCTTGATGCAAATTTGTTTGCATACTAGAGCCATCGCATCACACACCGCATCGCCGGTAGCGAGTCGGCTCCTTAAAAACTCAGTCCCCCGGTTCTCGAAAGCAGACAGGGGGCGCATGACGAGCGATACAGCGTCCTGGGCGGTCACTGCCTTAAGTGTGGCAAACGCATCTAGGCGGGTTGGGTGATCGGCTAGTAGGTGCGTGAATAGGTTGGAGCCTGCACCAGCAGGGAGATGCCAACCAACGCCTCGAAAGGGGCGCAAACCAAAGCGTCCATGTCGGGCGCTTCGTTTTGCAACCAAGGAGAGAACATGAACCTTCACACCCCTGAACGCCTGTCCAACGAGTCGCAGGCAGCCTACCGCGAGCGCCGGGCAGCGTCTGCGATGGCAGTCAAAGCAATGACCACGGTCAAGGCTGGGAAATCGACTGGCCGCGAACTGCACCGTGATGCGTTGCGCCAATCCGGCGGCATGGCAAAGATCGCAGGAAGTTACGGGCGCGGACTGCGCAACTGGATCAACCGCCGACAGGCTCAAGGCGGGCACTGACCACCCGGCCCCAGCAATGGGGCCATCAACCAACCAAGCTCACTGAAAGCTGTCTACCCAAGTCCCGGCAGCTATGTGTCGCCTGTGCGCAGGGCGGATGAAATTGGGATCGAGCTTGGTTGGTTGATGGCCTGAACCGGCAGCGCATCGGCACCGCTGCATTCATCAACCCAAGCCTGTGGACCTCAACCCTGCCTCATGGGAGCGGTCAGGCCATCACCAATCACCCAATGGCTTTCGTCGGCCAGCAGTGAAACATGGTTGTAGAGGGTCGCCCGAACCCTTAGAAGTTGAGATGTAAATGCGTTGGACGCGGGTTCGATTCCCGCCACCTCCACCAATGGGGGGGTGTACTGGTTTCGACAGCGCATGGCAGTCAATACCGACAACCCGGCAAGCGGAGCCGTAAACCAAGCAAAGCAAGAACTGCCAATGACAGCTCTTACCTGAAGGTCGCTTGATCCTTCGGCGCAGCCTGATACGCGGCAACAGAACAGGCCCGGCCAGCTTGGTTAGCTGGCGCCAATCCTCCCCCCTGCCCTTCGTGGGCTTGCCAGCACTTCGCGGTGACTGGCTTTTTTATTCCAAGGAGCTGACATGCACGCAGATCCCATTGTTGACGCTGGCCGCTACTTCGATGCGGTCTATGCCGAGTCAGACGCAATCGCACGATCCGACTATCTGGAATCGCAAGCGGTGAACAAGATCACGCACGCCATTCGATTGGCCTCACGCGCTGGCCTCCTGTCACCCGCCAACGTGCGCCAAGTGCTGGAGACGCTGGCCTGCGAAATGAAGCTGTCCGGCTACTGCGACGCGGACATCGAAATGACTGAAACCCTTTCGGAGTCCATCGGCTGACAGGAGGACGAGATGAACACCACACGACTGAAGCAAGCCCGCCGCCTGTTCTTCCACGAAATGGCACCGGCACACATCGCACGTCACAACGCCCGCCAATGGGCGCGGTCACTTCGCCAGCTTGGTGACGGCTGGCTGCTGGCTAAACCGCTGGAGGTCCGCCATGTTCAGTGATGACCGACTCGCCAACTTCGCTATCGGTGCCGTCATCGCCTGCATGGCCGCCCCGACCATTCTGGCCGCCCTTCTGGACTGGATCTGACCATGAGCAAAGACAAACAAGATTTGAAGCGCCTCGCAAGAGAAGCGGAACTTGAGGTCATTGAGTACCCAGGTGGACGAATTCTGGTTGTCGGCGGATTGGTGAATGTCCATTGGTGGCCGAACAGCAAGCGACGCACGGCATACGTTGAAGGCGCTCCATCAGGTCGCCAGTACAGCAGCGCAAAAAACGTCATCAACCTTGCGACGAAGGGCAAGCCATGAGCATCACCAACGAACCGTACCTCTTGCGCGTTGACGGAAACGACCTGACCGACTCCCGCGCAGTCATCGTCGGCGGCGAAGTTGAGCAGATCAACCGCCACTCGCTGGACATCGAGATTGAAAGCACTCCGCAGCCTTACCACTTGGCCGCTCTGGTCAATTGGCTCTACGTCTGCGCCATCCTGATCCTTATCGCCATCGCTTCAGTCCCCGAGCTTCGGGCGGCTGTCGTGGATCTTTTCTGAACACCTGAGGGGGAAACCATGAGTACAGCAATACAGACCATCTCCAACTACGTGTATGGGGCAGAGTCCTCGTTCAACAGTGTGTTGGTGGATCGGTCGCTGAACTTCGAGCGTGAAGCCGGGTTCGCAATCCAGATCCTGACGGCCAATGACTATGTGTCAAAGCTGGCAGCGGGTGACAAGCAATCGGTGGTCAACGCGGTGACGAACATCGCGGCCATTGGTATCAGCCTTAACCCCGCCAAGAAGCAGGCGTATCTGGTCCCGCGCAAGGGAAAGATTTGCCTTGACATCAGTTACATGGGCCTGATCGACCTTGCCATTCAGTCCGGGTCCATCTTGTGGGCGCAGGCGGATCTTGTCCACGCCAATGACGCATTCACCCTCAACGGGTTTGACCGTCCGCCGACCCACTCATACAACCCGTTTTCCAAGGACCGGGGCGAGATCGTCGGCGCGTTCGTAGTGGTCAAGACGCACAGCGGCGACTACCTCACGGACACCATGAGCCGGGAGGAAATCGACGCCATCAAGAACCGATCCGAGTCGGTGAAGGCTGGCAAGCAATCCCCGTGGGATACGGACTATGGCGAGATGGCAAAGAAGACCGTGGTCAAGCGGGCTTACAAGTATTGGCCGAAGTCAGACCGACTCGATCAAGCCATCCACCACATGAACACGGACGGCGGCGAAGGGCTTGCATCGCTTGCAGCACCACGCGCCGAGGCCATCGATCCGCAACCCGTCATCGACGGGCTGCGCAACACAAAGACCGTCGAAGACCTGAAAGCCTATTGGGCCGAGAACAACGGAAAGCTGGCGAACGACCTGAACGCGCACGACGCGCTGAAGGCGGTATACAAGGCCCAGCTTGCCCGCATCCGTGCGCAGCAGGCCAAGGATGAAGCAACTGATGTGGAGGACAAAAATGCCGTGGCTGAATCATGAACAAGGCAGCGAGTCCTGGCTGAACGCACGACGCGGCGTCATCACCGGCAGTCGTTTCAAAGATGCCCGCGACAAGCTCAAGAGCAGCAAGCCTTCCGCCAAGTGCATTCAGTACGCGATGGATCTTGCTCGTGAACGTGTCGGCGGCAAAGCGCCTGAGAAGTTCCAGAACGCAGCCATGAGGACCGGCACTGAGCAGGAGCCGTTCGCCCGTGCGATGTACGAGGCAAGGACAGGGCACATCGTTGATGAAGTTGGGTTCTATCTAAGCGATGACTCACGGTTTGGCCTATCGCCAGACGGTCTCGTTGATGACGTTGGCGTGGTCGAGATCAAAACGATGGTTTCCAGCGAAACCCTGTTCACGGCAATCGCAGATCACGACATCAGCGAGTACATCGATCAGTGCCTAGGGTATCTCTGGCTACTTGGTCGCCAATGGGTTGACCTTGTGCTGTGGTGCCCGGACTTGGGTCACATGGTCATCCATCGCATCACCCGCGACGAAGACGCCATCGAGGCGCTGGAGGCCGATCTGATCGCCTTCAGTCACCTCGTCAACGACTACGAAATAAAGTTGCGCGAAGCCATCCGCGCCAATCAACAGGAAGTCACAGCATGACCGACTATTCATCGTTCGTCACGCACAAGTTGAAGTCAGTGCCTCCGGTTGGCATCACCAAAGACGTGCCACTGATTGACGGACTGTTCCCGCATCAAGTTGACCTTGTGCGATGGGCCTTGCGCCGTGGCCGTGCTGCGATCTTCGCGGACACCGGTCTAGGCAAGACCAGAATGCAAGTCGCATGGGCTGACGTGGTGCATCGTGAGACTGGCGGCGATCTTCTGATCCTTGCCCCGCTCGCAGTGGCACAGCAGACGGTTGCCGAAGCCGCTGAATGTGGCGTGACCATCAGCCATGCACACGACGCAAGCGACGTGAAACCTGGCATCAACATCACCAACTATGACCGACTGCACAAGTTCGATGCATCGCGGTTTGTTGGGGTTGTCCTGGATGAATCCAGCGTCATCAAGCACCACACCAGCAAGACGCTGCAAGCCTTGCTTGATGCGTTCGCACGGACACCTTACCGGCTGTGTGCGACGGCAACGCCAGCACCGAACGACTGGACGGAGCTTGGCACCCATGCCGAGTTCTTGGGCATTCGGTCACGCGCTGAAATGCTCGCTGAGTTCTTTGTGCATGACGGCGGAGACACGCAGACATGGCGCATCAAAGGCCATGCGCGGCAAATCTTCTGGCGCTGGGTGGCTTCGTGGGGTGTGATGCTTCGCAGCCCCGCTGACCTTGGATATGACGCATCGGCATACAAGCTGCCGCCGCTGACCGTCCATCAGCATACGGTCGAGAGCGACCACGACCAACAGGAAACCGGCTTTCTGTTTGCGATGGAGGCCAGCGACCTGATGGAACGCCGCAACGCCAGGAAGGCAAGTCTTGAACAGCGCGTGAAGGCTTGCGCCGAACGTGTCAACTCAAGCAATGAGCCGTGGGTGATTTGGTGCGACCTGAATGCCGAAGGCGAAGCACTGCGAGCAGCTATTCCTGATGCCGTCGAGATTCGCGGCGCAGACGATGAGGAAACCAAAGAACAACGCCTTCAAGACTTCGCCGCTGGCCGCATCCGGGTTCTGGTCACAAAGGCCAGTATCGCGGGATGGGGCTTGAACTGGCAGCACTGCCGGAACGTGGCATTCGTTGGAGTCACGGACTCATGGGAAGCCTACTACCAAGCCGTGCGCCGCTGCTATCGCTTCGGCCAGAAGCGTGATGTTCACGTCCATATCTTCGCCAGCGAGCAGGAGGGGTCCATCGTGGCGAACCTCAAGCGCAAGGAAGAAGACGCCCGCCAGATGGCTGATGCGCTGGCCGTCGAAGTCCTCGATTCCGTCAAGTCTGAACTGTTCGGCCAGTCTCGCGAGAGCAACGACTACGCAGCACACAAACCGATCAACCTTCCATCCTTTCTGGTGGCCGCATGAAATGCATTGACCAAACCAACGGCGAGAACTTTTCTCTTTTCCACGGCGACTGTGTGGAGGTCATCAGCGGCCTGCCTGCCGCATCGGTGGATTACTCGATCTTCTCGCCGCCTTTCGCCAGCCTCTACACGTACAGCAACAGCCCGCGAGACATGGGGAATGTGCGGGACGATGCGGAGTTCTTCGAGCACTTCGACTATCTGGTTGCCGAACTTCGCCGCGTCATGAAGCCGGGGCACAACGTCAGTTTCCACTGCATGTTGATGCCGACCAGCAAAGAGCGGGACGGATACATCGGATTGAAAGACTTTCGCGGCGATCTGATCCGGGCATTCCAGAAGCACGGATTCATCTACGCAAGCGAGGTCTGCATCTGGAAAGACCCGGTGACTTCCATGCAGCGCACAAAGGCGCTGGGCCTGCTGCACAAGACAGTCCGCACCAACGCATGCATGAGCCGACAGGGCATCCCTGACTACCTTGTGACCATGCGGGCTCCCGGCGAGATGGTGGACAAGGTGACGCACACGCCAGAGCAGTACCCGGTGGACAAGTGGCAGAAGGTTGCCAGCCCGGTATGGATGGACATTGACCCATCAGACACCCTGCAATACCGGAGCGCCCGCGAGCACGACGACGAGCGACACATCTGCCCGCTTCAGCTTGAGGTCATCCGGCGCGGAATCGACCTTTGGACAAATCCAGGCGACGTGGTGCTGTCACCGTTCACCGGCATCGGATCTGAAGGCTTTGTGGCCTTGGAGATGGGTCGCAAGTTCGTCGGCGCGGAGCTGAAAGAAAGCTACTACCGGCAGGCCGCATTGAACATGGCCGCCGCCGAGAAAGAAAAGACTCAAGACCTATTCGCTGCATGACCACCATGACCAAGACCAAAGCCCAAGACCAGTACGACGTATCCCTGATGTCGATCACGCCTGAGCCTTACGAGAAGTTCGCCAACAAGATCGTCACGTCGAAATATGACGATCTGTTTTCCAAGCTGGGCGAGAACCAGCGTCTGAAGTGTCAGCCTGAAGCGGCTGGCCGGGTTGCCGCGCAACTCAAGAACTGGCTCATAGCACACGGGCACAAGAACGTCATCACGAAGTCGCGCACGAACTGCGGAGATGGCTTCGGCGGTGTGTGGTGGATTGAAGCCAAGGAGTCCGAAGCGACCCAGGTGTTTAAGACCCGGATCGCGCCTAAGGCTTCGTGGCCGTCGATCCGCAAAGCCGCATAACCAACAACGCGGCACTGTCAAGGCAGTGCCATCAAGAAAGCAAGGGGATGAGCATGGACACGGAAGCAATCTATCAAGCAATCGGAGCGTATGGCGCATCAAAGGCGGCGCGTGAACCGTTTGAAACCGATGAGAACATGGCCGAAATCAAGCGCCTGCTGAACGAAGCGGACGAGGAACACAAGTCACTGCTTGCTGAGAACGAACGCCTCGTTGATGAGATCAATGAGGCCCGCAAGGAAATCAGCGAGCAAGCGCGGCTGAACGGAATGGGCGCGGAGCGTGAGGCGCGACTAATGGCAGAGAACGCCGAACTCAAAGCCAAGCTGACCGAGAAAGCCTCTCTGCTGCGCGGCTGCTATGCGCGGATCAACACCTTAGAGCGGACCCTTACCCACATCCACGGCGTAGCACTGGCGGAAGATCATCGTGACCTGCCGGGTATCGCCAAAGACGCCAAAGACGCACTGGAGAAGAAGCATCGCACCGTCACCTATGTCTGCCCGGTGTGTGTGGCCAGTCTGGAGAGGCAGGAATGACCCGAGACGAGTTTGAAGCCTTAGCGAAAAAAGCGGGCTTGGCGAAACACGGGCTTGGCTGGACAGCTTGGGAATCACAACTGGAGCGTTTTGCCGAACTCGTTGCGGACCAAGAGCGCGAAGCCTGCGCGTTAATTTGCGATCAGCGAAAGATACTCACGCCCGAGTGGCAGATGGATCAGCACTACAACCAGGCCACGAGCCACTGCGCAAAGGCCATACGTTTGCGAGGGCGCACATGAAAACCTGCATCCACTGCCAACAGTCAAAACCGCTGGACGCCTTCCGCAAATCCGCCCAAATGATCGGTGGGCGCGAAAACGGCTGCAAGGACTGCCACAACGAGCGCCGACGCGCCCGGTATCAGGCGGACCCATCGGCCACGCTATTGACGAACCGCAAGTGGTTTCAGGCGAACCGCGAAAAGCTCAACGCTTACCACCGCGAATGGCGCAACCGGCCGGATGTGAACCGGCGAACCACCAGGCGCCGAGAAGAAATCGCCGGGCTGGCCGACAGTTACGTCAAGCAACTGCTGGCAGGAGGTGTGCTGAGTCACTCCGACATTCCGCAGCCGCTGGTAGAGGCCCAGCGCGAACTACTGAAGATCAAGAGGTACATCCGTGAACACAGCATCTGAACTGCGGGCCGAACTCGCGCATGTATTCGCCCAACTCAAAGCCGGTGAAATCAAACCAGGCGAGGCGGCAGAGCTTGCAAACCTTGCCGGGAAGATGATCGCCAGCGCCAAGGTGCAGGTCGAGTATTACGCTTTGCGCAAAGAGTCGCCTGAGATTGGCTTTCTCAAGGAGAAGAAGCATGAAGGCACTTGAACTAGCGGACAAAAAAGGTAAGTGGACAAGCTCTGACTGTATGGACGCAGCCGCCGAACTTCGCCGACTCGCAGCGGTTGAGTCCGACTGCGCCCAATATCTCAAGGAAGGCGAGACCCCGGCAGAGCGCATCAAGCGGGCTCTTGGTGATGCTGATTCGCTGATGAGCATTTATCGGGACGTGGTTGCAGAGCGTGACGCACTGAAAGAGCAGATGCGAGAAGTTGCAATGCTGTTGCTCGACAACGACCGATCCGGCATCAAGGCATGGGCGGCTGGCTTAGTCCTCGGTGAATCAGACGGTCAATGGTCTGTCCGCACTGTCGTGGCCGACCAGCGGAACGAGATTGACGCACTGAAGGCAGAGCTTGAAGGCCGCTACCAGTCAATCATCGAGATGGGCAACATGCTCACCGAGATTGTCAATCTGATTCGGGGCGAGCCTGAAGAAGGAACCAGCCATTCGACACACGATGCCGTTGAACTGGTGCGTGGACTTGCCATGCACAACGATCTGTATGCGACGGCAGTCGAACTTGAGTTGGCGAAGCTGAAGGCAGAACTTGAAGACGCAAAGCAAGCGGCAAAAACCTGGGAGAACGAGGCCGAGCGTAGATCAGACCGCTACACCAAGTGCGCGGCAGAGCTTGAGCGCATCAAGGCGCTGGAGCCGACCTACTGGCAAGTAACACAGGGCACAAGGTCTTTTGTTATGACCGCTGCCGAATTCAACAGGGCCACATTCGATTACGGCTCGTTTGTAGCCCTCTACGCACTAGGGAGCAAGACATATGAATGACGCAGAAATCAGCAGGAAGCTGGCGCTGGCGATTGGGTGGAAGGAATCCGACATCATCGACTACCCAGGTCAGGACTATGTGGGCATACGAACGAGGATCGTGGCGCCTTGCGTCCGCTTGTTCTCGTTCAAGTTTCCAAACGTCATCTGGCCGATTGCCGAGCGATTCAACTGCTTTCCCGAAAAGTACAGAGCCAACCGCTATCCCGGCGCTGATGAAATCCTGTGGTCAGCTAGAGGTGTGGTTTCGGACACCGCAGCCAAGTCCGTGGCGCTGGCCGTCATCAAAGCGCATGAAGGGAGCAAGACATGAAGGCACTTGAACAGGCAGAAGGGCGCGGATCGAACCCCTACTACGCCGGAAACTTTGATGGCGAAAGCGATGAATTGCGTGATCTTCGGCTGACGCTAGTGGCCGAGCGTGACGCACTGAAGGCAGAGCTTGAGCGCATCAAGGCGCTGGAGCCGGTGATGATTTACCACGGCGCTTGCACCATCGACTGCGGGGAGCACGGACACCACCACACTGAGATGCTGAAGATGATCCACGCCGGAACCAAACTCTACGCACTAGGGAGCAAGACATGAAACGGATTACCACTGAAGAAGCAGTGCTTGCACTTAGGGCGCGTCGCACCGCACACCCGGCCAGTGCTATTGCCAATGATCTGGGGGTGACAAGCAGAGCCGTGGCCACCGCGCTACGCGCAGCCGTCAAGGACGGGCGAGTGATCTGTCGGTTCAAGAAGGGAGCCGCCTTGTACCGGTTCGTCAGGCTGGCCAAACAACCCAGGAGCAAGACATGACGGACAACATCAAACTGCCGCCGATGCCTCTGGCGTTCTTCGATGAATTCGGAAATGGAGCCGATGACCGCGTTCAGGACTACGCCAGCGAGGCTGTGCGCCTGAATGCGCAGGCTGTGCCGGATGGGTGGGTGATGGTCCCAATCAGGCCGACGCTTGACATGATCGATGCTGGCGCAGATTGCGATCCAGAGCGAGAGAGCGTTTGGGACGCCATGCTCTCCGCAGCACCAGCGGCGCCAGCAGCACCACAGCCAGCACATCCTCTCGACTTAAGTGTCATGGAATTGGCCGAAAGTGTCGGACTGATCGGACCAGCAAGCCGGACGGACGATCTGCACGAGGCCATCCAGCGATTCCACGATCTGATCGTGGCAAATGCATCCATCAAGGCTGCGCTGCACTTCGCAGACGGTTTGGCACAGCCAGCACGGCAGCCGCTGACAGATGAGCAGATCAAAGACATCCACTGGTCAAAGCCCATGGATGAATTTCAGTTCGCCCGAGCCATCGAGCAGGCACACGGAATAGGAGTCAAGAATGACTGATGCACTGAAGCCGCTCGCCAGAGAGTCCCGGAGGGCTATTTTTGCGTGCCCGGAAGGAGGTAATGCCGTGATTGAGTTTCCGTCCCCGCTCACAGCGGAGACGCTTGACATGCTGTCCGAGTTGACGGCGCTGATGTTTCGCAGCATGCGACGTGACGCCGAAACACGGCATGCACAAGAGCGAGCCGATGCAGAGTGCCGCAGTTGGTTTGCCGATTAACAGCAAAAATGGAACATCAATGACTGACACCACAGACAAGCAGGCATCCGGCGCACTCAGGCAGGCCATGAACCGAAGCTACGAGGTCGCCAAGCTGGCGGTACTGGCATCTTTCACTCTGTTGGCTTCCTGCGAAAAGCAGCAGCCATGCATAGAAACAGCGACACAAACAGTCGTCACTTATCCCTATCTCGCCCTGCAAGCTCTTGGGCCTGCGTATGCGGGAACCGCCTTGATCCCTGTCTATTCGGAGCAAACTGTTTGCGTGAGACGGGCGGCTCCACCAAAGGAATGACACCATGACATCAAAAATTGCATGTAGCCCACTGACAGGGCGAATCTACAGCGGGCGCGTTGACGTAAAGCGAGGCGTCTTTGTGGGCGAAAAGAAAGATGTGACAAGTGACGTGATGGGGGCACTCATTGAGAAAGCGAACTACCACGGCGGAACCTTCGAGATTCGTGGCGGTGGCAGAAAATGGGATGTGACGGTTGTTGAGGCCACGCCGGAAGGACTGACACCATGAATGACAGAGAGCTACTTGAACTGGCGGCGCGGGCTGCGGGGTATGACGTTGCAAGGCACTCAGACGATGGCGCATCGCTGCTGCTGTTTGGCGTACAGGAGCCATGGAACCCGCTAACAGACGATGGCGACGCTCTCCGGCTGGCTGTGAAAGTTGGAATATTGATAGCACCACCAGCGTACAATGGCGGTTGGCAAGCAACTGCCTCTGCAAAAGCGGATGAAACGGCCTGGATTGATGACACGTCAGGATCGCATGAAGAATCAACCCGCCGAGCCATCGTCCGCGCATCCGCCGAGATTGGGAAGGCTATGCAGTAAAAAGAAAGCCGCCGCGTACCGTGAGGCAGAGGCGGCGGGCGTCTTATTCGTTCACCGGGAAGATGACGCTTGACCCGGTAGGCTGAGTGGACACGATCACGGGCGGCTTGCTGGCGGCTTCGATGCCCTGCGATGCGATGCCCGACACAGTGCCCATCGTCAGGCCGTAGCGGCTGGTTTCGGCTTCGATGTTCGCCAGGTTGACTCGGGTGCCTTGCTGGATCGAATAGAGGTTGGTCACAGCGGGCACCAAGATGCTGGCCCATGCCAAGGCTTTATCCTGAGGCGGCTGGATACGCACCACAGAGTCGCCAGTCTTCGCGCCCTTCATGATCCAGTACGCCATTGCCATGCCCTTGGCTTGAGCGTCACCAGTAGCGGCCAGAGCAGTGATTTGCCCCTCGATGCGGTCCTGTGCATCGTTTTGCGCCTTGGCCTGCGCAGTGATGGCTTCGTAATACTTGTCCTGGCTGGTAGCGCACCCGGCCAGAGCCACAGCCGCGACGGCGGCAATCATCAGTCGTTTCATGGTCAGTCTCCAGCGGGTTCGTAGGTCATCTCAAAAATGTCAGGCTTGCACGGGTACAGCTCACCTTTGACTCCCTGAATGATGTAGTCGCCGATTTCTCCACGATGGTTACCCTCCAGGGTCTTAATCGTCACAGATCCATCGTGTTCAGGAAAAGCGATCTGATCGCTACATGCTTTGTAGAACCAATCAGGGGAATGCCCTGCTGGAGCATCTGGCGCCCATTTGAACGCTTCGATGACAACGGGTTTTTTGCGGTACTTCATGGGTTCCCTTTCATGGTTTGAACTTGCAACTTCATGGCGTCTTCAAAGGTTCGAGGCCATGCTCCCGAGAGAGCATGAGCAGCCGCACTCGCTCCTGCCGCCGTTTCTCCAACTCGGACAAGTCTTCCTGCACACCATTCAATATCTCGTTCGGCAGAGGTGGCATAGTCACTGAGGGCCGACTTGGAAGCGTTGGCGAGATCGGTTGCACTTGCGGCTTGACCGCGCAGCCTTGCAAGCTGAGACACAGCACGGTCAGCAGCAGCACGGGCGGCAGATACGTCCGCTTGGTACTTGCGTTCGGTTTCATCGACGCGCTCCTGTAGTCGCTGGGTTTCTTCACGCGCTGCACGTTCGGCCAGTGCGATGGCGGTTGCCTGATACGCCTTTTCGTTGGCAATGTCGGACTTGAGCGAATGCACACGCCACGTTTGAGCGCCACCCCATGCGAACAGACCGGCACAGATAAGCGCATACAGCCAACCAGGTATCAGGTCCAGAAGGTCAAGGATCGGCTTCATGCGTATCCACTCCCCTCGCCTAAGTCCTGCTTGGCATAGGCCGCGAGTTTTGGATAACGCCTCGCCCACGACCAGCCGTTAGCCTTGTGCGGCTTGCAAAACAAACAGCCGCATCGTGCGTTCTTCGGTTTCTTGCGTTTGTGATTCACCACGCACCCCACGCCAGCAGGCCAAGCGCCACACCACCAGCAAGCGCACAAGCGGCAAGGAACACGGCAGCGCCGCCCATGCCGATCAGTAGCCACACGGATTCACGTTCCATCGTCAAGCCTCCAGTAAGTCGGCAATGCGCCGCGCCCAGCCGCGTGAAAAATGCGGCCACGTCTTTAGGTCGGTCATGAAGCGCAACCGCTGCGCCTGCATCCGACGAATCAGCAGATCAGGATGGAATGCCCGAGCGCGTGAGATGGTGTCAGGCCCAACAACACCGTCAGGCTTTGCTTCTACAGCCCTTTGCAGCCACTTCACGGACTGACTCACACCGGAGTTGACAGCCCCGTCAAACACGGCATAGCGGATGGCAGGCGGCAGGTCATCACATCGGCAGGCGTCCCAGTAGCTGCGCCGATAGATGGTCTTTGCCAGATCCACAGGCAGGTCACGCATGTGCCCGGTGTAGCCATTCGCACGGGCGACGGCTTCAGTGACTCCCCACATGGTCCGGCCACCCGGATCGGCGGCATGGTCAGACCAACCGCCCTCATGCCCAAGCAACAGATGAAAGCATTGATCGAAGGTCACGATGTCACCCCCTTGCGCTTGAGTTCCTGCTGCCCCTCTTCCGTGAGGATGTCGCCAAGCTCTGCCCCTTGACTGACCCACTGACGAAAGTAGGCGTTTTGCCGTCTGCGCACTTCGTAGGCCCGCGCCAATTGCTTGGAGATGTAGACGCCAGAGCGCCACACCGTAAAGCTGACAATGCTCATCGTCACGGCGGCGAAGGTGCCGAACAGCGCCCCGATGTAGAGGTTGCCCATCAACCCACACACAGCCATGCCGACACCCGATGCGGTAACTGCAGGCAGCAGCAGAGCCTTGATGTAGTGCGGTGCCTTGGTGATGTAGTTGGCAACACAATGGTGATGCCCAGCGATCCATAGACCGCCGACCACGAACACGGCGCGAAGGCTCCAGATCATCAGTTCAGCGGCCATCTGCAACCCCCTTTCCGCGCTGGTTGACGATGTTCATCACCACCGGCACAAGCCACGGCCACGCGGCAGACAAGCCAAAGGCCATCACGTAATCGTTGGCCCACACGCTGCCGAGATAGTGACCAGCAAGCGCAGCGGCCCACGGTGCAGCAATCCCGCCGATCACGACAGAAATGCCGCCATTGACCAGCGCGATTGCCCTGGTTGACGGCTTGCGGTAGGCATACACCACAGTCGCGCCGAACGCGCCGAGCGCCCAAGGCACCGGGTCTGCGCCAAGCTGCAAGGCAGTCACCCCGGCAGCGCCCACGGTAGCCACACTGGCGAGAGCATTCTTCCCGGTGAACGCCAACCCCAAGCCGATCAGAAACTTTCGCCACAGAGTCATCATCGGCCCTTCATGTCAATCGCCAGCATCAATAGGTCTTCCGGCGTCACCCTGTCGGTCGGGTGTTTTCCGGTCATCATGTGGTGCGTCAGTTCGTAGCAGTACGCAGCCTTGCTGTCCCGAGCCTTGATGCCGACGAAGGCCAACAAACTGAACCAGTCATAGCGCCCGCCTTCCAGCGAGTCGAAAACGTCAAGCGCCTTCCGATCGTTGCCGCCTACGTCGATCAGCACCCAGTTTTCAGGCGTCCAATCGTCGGTTTTGATGACGCCATCGGTAGCAGTGCTGTGATACAGAGTGTTGCCGATCACGATGCCGGAATGGCTGTAGCGGGTGACGAGTCGCGCCTTGATGATCCAGTTCGCCAGCCGGTGATTCCATGCATCAGACGCGGGCTTAGTGCGGAGGGCCAGCTTCATCAGGGCACCAGGTAGAAGTTTTCTTGCAGCTTCGCTACCCAAGCCGCCTTAATCTCCGGCGTCATCAACTCATGCGAAGCCTGCGCGATGGACTGCGCCGCAAGTTCGTAACTCAGCGTCTGCATGTACTGCTGTGCAGCGAAGATCGCCGGGTCAGTCATCAGGCTAGTGAGTTGAGCCACAGTCCATTCGCCAGATCGAACCCTGCTCATGTTGTCAGCAGCCATCCATGCAATCAGTTCCGACTGCACTGCGGCGCGTTTCTGATAGCGGCGTTGGTCAAGTTCAAACTGGGTTGGCGGTTCAGGCTCCGGCTCCGGCTCCGGCTCAGGGGTTGGTGGTGGCGGCACAAGATCAAAACTCGACCCATTCCATTTGGCTCGGTAACCCCCTGTAACCTCTGGTGCGGCGACATCGACGGCACGGGCTGGCATGAGCCACACACCGGGCTCCAGCGGGGACTCATCGGCCACCGTCATGCCGACGAAGTAGCCATGGGGATCAAGCTGACAAACAGGCTTCGTAGTCATGGTGACCCTCAGAATTTGATGCAAGCAAGAAGGGCGATGTTGCGGGGACGGGTCTCTGTGCCGCCAGTTGATCCAGTGCGAATGGAAGACGTTTGGTCGGCGGTACCGACTCTGGACCACACACTCGAATCTGAGAAGGTCGTGGCCGGGTTTCCGTAGACTGCGGCTTTTTCGTGGGTATGAGCCTGAATCTCCCCAGCCTGCGCGGAACCAAATCCCCGACCTGAGTCAATACCACGCCCGTCATCCCAGCCGCGCAGGAACTCTCCACGGAGGTCGGGCAAATTGAACGTAGTTGATCCGTTCCCTACGCCAAAGGTTGTACCGATAGCTGCAAAAAGCGCCGCATAGCTTGTGCGAGAAACTGCCGCGCCATTGGCCTTCAGCCATCCGGTCGGAGCCGTATTGCGAGCAAAAAACAGAATTGAGCCGGTGATACCAAGCAGTCCGGGTATCTCCTGCGCCTGCGGAACCTGCGCCCCACTTGCACCAGCAGGCACAGACAGCGGTCCGGTCATCGTGTCGCCGGAACGCTTCACGCCGCCGATATCAACCCAATCAGCAGATACTCCGGGTTGACTTGTGGTCACGTTCGCAAGGTTGTTCAGCAGCGCCCACACGCGGGAGTTGTGCCACACAGTCGCAGGCACATTCAATGCCCCGCTCAGGCTTGCCCATGCGCCCTTGAAGTTCGCTGATCCGACAGCAATCAGCGCGGAATCTTCCGCCGTCTGGGCGTTGGTGAATGTATCTTCCGCAAGCTGGTTGATTGCGGGGACCATCTGATTGACTTCCCAATCCCAGACGGCACGGCCTCGGGTGCCGTAGGTTGTTCGGTCAGATGGATCGGGGAGCGCCGTCCCAAGGTCGGGGACTGGTGTAGGGGTTACGGTTGCCATCAGATGTAGCCTTCCACTTCAATATTCACAAGGGCGGTCGTTGGAGATGTCTTTCGGATGGATGACGGCTTCAGAAGACCCCATGTCTTCAAGAAGCGATCTTCCGGCAATTGCGAAGGAACGAAAACCGCCCCGCTGTCCAATAGCTTTCTGATCGTGCGGTCCACGTTGTTGGCTTCACCGACGGCCATGAATGCCGTTCCGCGTAGGTCTTTGCCTTTTTCACCGGGGTATCTGACGGTGTTGCCCCACTTGTCAGTGACGCTGTAGCCGTAGTCCCTGTAAATGGCCTCAAAACCGATTTCGCCGGTCCCGAAAAACTCGTAAGACCCAAAGCCCATAAGGCCGACACCGACAGGGTTTGTGTCGTCGCTAGTCATGGTGATACGAACCTCACAATCCGGGTACACCGGCAGGCCAGTAAATGAAAGCGTGTCGCCCTGCGATGGCGCTTCAAAATACAGACCCCAGTGCGGATCGGTTCCGGCCAGTTCCTCGGTGCCGATGGTGTTGTCATAGACCAGTGTCCCGGCTGGTTCGTCCCACACTTCGACGCGGATCGTGTCCACGTTCTCAAGCGCGAAAAACTCGATCACGTTGAACACACCGGGACGGACAACAAACACAGCGGGGGATGTGCTGCGCGTCTTTGTCGCGGCCTTTGAATCAGCCCATGCCCATTTGTTGGTAGGCCCTTCATCAAACCAGCGGATCGGGTCAAGGTCCGGGCGTGTGGTGCTGACCCCTCCCACGGTGTCGCGGTAGACACGATGGGTAGCACTCACAATCACCCGCTTCTGGTTCGGGTAGTTGGTCCCGCTCACCCATTCGACCTCACCAGTCGTGCCATCGCCCATAACCCGCGTGGTATCAGGTTCTGCGACTGGTGATGTGATGTAGTTGGATGAGGTGATCGTGATCGGCACCAGCGCGTAAAACCCCTGCGTCACCGTCATGCCGTGACCTCCTGATTTCTCATCACGTTGTAACCACTGGTCAGACGCGCCATGCCGGTTTCCAGCCGATCAATGGACGATGCCATCATGGCTGTAAGGCTCTTGAGTTCGCCGACCTGATGGGCTAGTTGCGGGTCCGATCCGGTGTTGGTTGGGTTGAACTTCGCCGGGACGATGGCCTCACCCTTGTGCACCATCGCAAGCATGTCTTGCGGGACGTAGTTCGTACCCACCGCGAACTGTGGGATCTGAAGACCATAGTTCTGCGACAGAATGCGGCGGGTTTCGGTCAGGCTGGCAAGAGTCGAACCTTGCACGGCGCGAAGGTCGCCAAGACTTCCGGCGGTGGACTCGGCAATTTCCAAGACCTTGCGCGAGAGTTCCGGTAGCATCTTTGCCGCTTCCTGATCGCCTGCGCGGGCTTGTGCCGTCGCCATTGCAAACTGCGCCTGGTAGAACGAACGGCCAGCGGCTGTGTCTCCCAGAATCTCGCCACGAATGCGGCGGATTTCATCGGTCAGTGAGTCGGCTACGTCCTGCCATGCCCGCTTGAATTCTTCAGCGGCCCGGCGCTGCGCCTCTGCTGCATCTTCTGCGGCTCTTGCGGCTGCGTTGTAGTTCGATGCGACTGACTTGTATGCCGGGACGCGCACAGAGCCAACCGCACCGGCAATACCGCCGATGGCCTGTTGAATGCCTGCGATTGCTTGACGGAATCCGGGATCAGCAAAGATCGCATTCAGTGTCGCGGCGGCCCTCTGTGCCGTTGCCACTACGTTGGCAATGGCCTGCTGGCTGATCGCTTGCGAGATCGGAACACCAGCCAGCACAGCGGTAAACACCGGCTGGATGATCTGAGCTTGGAAGGCTTGGGCAATCTGACCAGCCACCGGGCTAACGATGGTGCTGTAGATGCCGCCGATCACCATGTCGCTGAGAGCCTCGCCCACCTGAGCCTGAGACATGCGGCCAAGCATTCCTTGGACGATGATGTCCGTCATGCCCTCGGCAGTGATTCCCGCCTTTTGCATGGCCTCATTGATCTGGCCGATGAACTGTTCGAACTGCTCTTTCGTGTAGTTCAGTCCGGTGGCGGCGTTGAACATCTGCATCTGAAGCTGAGTCATCGCGTCATTGACGCGCTTCATCTGTTCTTCAGCGGACTCTGCCCCTTTGAAGTTGATATTCAGTGAGCCGGTAAACGCCTTGATGGCCTCGTCGCTATAGCCCATCGCACGGGCCATGCCTGCGGCCCCGTCCTGCACGTTTCGGGCCATTGCTATCAGTTCAGAGCTTTGGCCGGTGATGTCCGCGCCTACGGTCCCCTTGTCGCTTCGGAAAAGCCCGCCCTTTTCGAACTTGTATTCGTTGGCAGTGATTCCGCCTTGATTGAAGTTCAGTTGAGTTCCTACCTCTTTCAGCTTCCGACCGAAAAGAGGCTTCCAGAGTGCGATTGCGGCGATGGCGATCCACCCCCAAACTGGGATGGCAGACAAGACAGACTGAGCGCCAGCCATTACGCCGCCTGTTGCAGCGGTGGTGCCTCCAGTTGCAACAGAACCGGTTCCGACCGCAGTTGCGCCGGTAGTCGTTGCAGATACACCAAATCCGGTTCCTGTCGCGGTAGCTCCAAAACCGGACCCAGCGGCAGACACGCCAAATCCAGTTCCTGTCGCGGTCCCCAATGTGCTACCGGCAGCAGCCGCACCAGCACCAGCGCCAGCGCCGATGTAGTTGCCGATAGCATTCTTGGCGTAGTTGCCAGCCACATTCGTGACGAGATCGCCGACTATGCTGCCGCCACCAGTGCCGCCGCCAAGGAAACTACTAATTACACCGCTCCATTGGGTTGAGGCGAGAGCCGACATGATGGCGCTGCTGATCGCCTTTGCAATCTCACGGGCAACCATCGTTTTGAAGATGTTGACGATGGAGTCGCCCAGGTTCTCCCCGAAGCTCTTTCCATTCTCAAAGCCACGCATCAGCGCGTCAGTGAGCATGTCCTCCATCTTCTGGGCGGTTTGCTGCCATGCGTCCTGCGTCTTCTTTGCGGCTTCGACGGCCTCTTTCTGCATGGCACCGCCGATGCGAGCCTGAGCAAGCTCTTTCAGAGACTTCGCCTGATCCCGGTAAATCTTGGCGATCTCGGGATCAATGCTGTCCATGATGGCCGCGAATCGCTCTTTTTCTGCCGCAGCATCAGAAATGCGTGCAGCCTCAAGCTGAGCCAGAGCAATGCCAGTCAGGCCGTATGCCTCGTTGGCTTGCTTCTGCGCCTTCACTTGATCTTGGATGGCACTGGCTTCTTTTTGGTGAGACTCGATAAGATCGGCGTAGCGATCAGCGGCCTCGCCCATAGCCTTCTGCTCAAGCTCGAAGTTCTCTTGAACCAGCTTGTTCCGCTGTGCAACGACATCAAGATCATTCTTCCTGATCTTGGCGTACTCACGTTCAGCGGCAGCGAGTGCTTTCGATTGGTCAGCAGCGGACCCAAGTGCTCGCTTCAGCCGGGATGCATCAGCATTCGCCGAACTGGCCGTGTTGCTGGTTGTCTCCCATGCGGAGTTGATGGCAGCACCGGCATCGGACCATACTTTCTTGATGTCCTCTCCGGCCATCTTGCCGATCTGCCGTGCCCGCTCAAACTCTCCGCTGAACATGGCTTCAACCTGTCCCATGACAGAGCCGATGATCCGACCCAGAGTCTGGAACACCGTAACCACGCCGACGACAACGGAGTACACGCCCTTCATGGCTGGCGTGAGTACTCGCACCATCATGTCAGCCACGCTTCCAGAGCCGCCCGTCACCTTGTCCAGACTGCCCACCAACACCAGAGCATCGTTGCTCAGTTGCTGCATGGCCGCGCCCACGGTCAACGGGATGGACTCGCCCTCTTGGCGGAGCTTGTCCAGCGACTGGATAAGCGCACCACCAACGACATCGGCAGTCAGCTTGCCGTCTTGGGCCATCTGGCGAAGCTCACCGGTCGCCACGCCCATAGACTGGGCCAGTGCCTTCATGAATCGTGGGTTTGCTTCGGCAATCGAGTTGAACTCATCGCCCCGCAGCGCACCGGCCCCCATAGCTTGGGCAAACTGCATCGTGGCGGCGGCGGCCTCTGCCGTGTTCGCGCCCGATACCTTCAGCGAAGTGGCGAAGGCCTCAGTGATGGCCGCGACTTCTTCCGTGCTACCGCCGATGGCCTTGATGGGGTCATTCAGCTTTGTGTAGAGACTCGCCACCGATCCCAGTTCTACAGCGTTGCGCTGTGCGATCTGGTAGATGTCTTTCTGAGCCTGCGCGAAGTCCTGCCCGGACCCGACAGCCAGCTTCAGACGCGCATCCATGAGCGTGACAGCATCGGCCATCTTCAGGTACTGTGATGCAATGGCCGTCAGACCAAGACCAGCCAATGCGCCCTTGAGCATGGACACAGACGATTCCAGCGCCTTGAACTTGCCCGAAGTCTTGTCGGCTGCGTCGGCTGTCTTGTTCGCCGCCTTTTCGGTAGCGGCAAGCTCACGCTGTCCAGCCTTGAGGCCTTGCGTGTCGATTGCGATACCGATTGTGGTGATGTCTACGGCCATGTCAGCCCCTCAAAACGCTTCGGATGTGCTTCGCAATGGACTTGCGGCGCTCCGGGTCTGTGTATTCCTGCCAAGGCGGCGGGCAGTCTTGATTGCGTGACTTCGCAATCTGCACGGCGTACTCAAGCGACAACCGGCGAAGGGTTCGGAACTCCCACCCGCTCAGGTCAAGCGAGCATGTCCGCGCCCATGTCTCCAACTCGGTGAAGCTGACGGCCCCTTCTCCCATCCCTGCCGGGACCGTTGGGCCGACTTCCATCAGGTAGTCAATCAGGTAGTCGCCGCCATCAATGGGAGGCAGCGGCGGTTCCTTGTCTTTCTCTAGGCATAGCTCCATGCGGCTAGGCCCCTTGTCGGGCTTTGCCAGAAGCCATGCCAACTGCCGGACGTAAAGGGTCAGTTCTTCACTGACCCGCTGGTGAAATTTCCAAGGTCATCCGAAAACTCGATGATCTGATCCACCCAGTGCGGGTTTCGCTTCAGGGCAGATTTCAGGAGGTCTTCGGAGTAAGGCTGTTTCACGCCATCCCAGCCGGTCACACGAACGGCAGCGGCTGATACGTTCTGTTCCTTGACTTCCTCAAGGGTCTTCGGCTCTACGGTCTTGCCGCGCCGTGCAGCCATCTGCTGATCCCGCATGGCATCACGCATCAGGCGCGAAGTGAACTTCGTCACCGAATCCGCATGACGACCCAACACGATCAAGGTGATGCCGGTGTCCGTGATCCCGTCTTCGTGCTTGAGCATCAAGGGCTGGCCCTGCTCAGACTTGCCAACGGAATCGAATGCGGTGATGTCAATGGTCATTGCTTCTCTCTGGTCTTGATGGGAAAGAAAAAGGGCCAGCCACCGGCCAGCCCTTGGGTGTCACTGCTTAGGGTGCAGCAACTTCGACGATGCCCACGCCTGCGCTGTTGGTCGTGATGCTCAGGGTCACGGTGGCAGAGCGCAGCGTGTCCACGCCGTTGGCGGCTTTCTTGAAGCTCATGACCTTGGCTTGGAAGTAGTCGATTGCGCCGCCCTGGTATTCAACCTTGAAGCTGTAGTCGTCGTCCGAGTTGAGCGCGGTCTTCAGCAGGGTTTGCCCAGCGTCGTCGTCGTCGATGGCCAGTTGAAGCGTCTTGGTCCCCTCGTTGAAGCTGCCTTTGTATTTGGCGGTGCCTCGGGTGTCGATGGGGTTGTGGGTGATTTCCGCGTACTCGCGGCCATGCTCGCCTGCGTCGGTGATTTCGCCGATGTTGGTGAACGTCAGCGCGGCGTAACCGGTGCTGTTGAAGGTGGCGGGGATGGAAGCGGAAATGCCGAGAGTGGTCCCGGCAACGGACTCGATAGCCATAGTGGTTTCCTTTCGGGAATAAAAAACCCCGCTCAAGGCGGGCTGGTCATTTGCCGGGGGGCAAACTCAGTGAATGCAGATGAAGCGGATGCTCACCGGCACGATGTAGCGGCCCTCATCGGTGAATGAAGGCGCGATTGATGGTGTGGCTTCCACTCGCACGGAGTAGCCGCCAGAAGTCAGGACAGTGCCAGCAGCAAACCGGCTTCGGATCGCAGATGCACGGGCTTGCGCGTCTACCGGACCGTAGCCCTGCGGGTAACTCAGCAGCACCTGAAAGATTCCGCGATCAATGATGGTCTGTTGCTGGTGATCCGGGTTCACCGGGTCCAGTGGCAGCAGTTTGACGCGCTGGTATGGCGTGCCTTCGGTCGGCTCAAACTGCACGTTTTCCCATGCCGTATGAATCGCTGGCGTCATGCCTGCAAGATGCATTTCAAGTGCAGAGCGGATGTGTTCAAGCATTTCTCACCGCCTCCGCAGCTTTGGCGACTTTTTGTCGCCACTCCATAACCGTCAGTCGAACCATGCCCGATGGCGCTTGCTGTGACCAGCCGTATTCAAGGCGCTTTGCATAGGGCAGCGAGTTGGCAAGGTAGATCGTTTGCCCAGCCTTCCATGCGCTCAGGCCCGTTTGAATGCGGGTGATGGATGAACCGCCAGAGCGATCAGCCGCGCCATCTGTGCGGACATTCGGCACACCTGCGCCGTACATCCAATTGCCCTTGAATCGCCCGGTATCGACCGGTGATTTCTGCACCAGAGATGCACCCATCGCCAAAGCGGATGACCGGACAACCGTATCAGCCTTGTCGCCAGCTTTCGCCAACAGCGCAGCGAAGTCGCGCCGGAACTTCGCGTTCTGGCTCACTTCCTCACCTGCACTTTGTAGATGACATCCACGCCACCGGGGGATACAGGCTCACAGGACATGACCTTGTGATCAACCCCACCGATGGAAACCAGATCATCAACCTTCGGCACGTAGGGCAAGGAAGCGCCGGAAATGATCACCTTCCGATCGCCCTTGAGAATCTTTGACCCGTCAATCTCCATGTTCTTGAAGGCAAGAACGGCGGCGGGAATGTTGGTGTGATTCGTCACCGTCGAACCGCTGGAGCCGGTCGCTGGGTTGTACCCCGTGGCCGTCACCTGACGCACGACAACGCGCTGCCCCTTGTCAATCAGCAGCTTTTCGGCTGTAACCTGGAGCGATCCGTAAAAGCTCATGAGCGCACCAGCGAACGATTCAGACCACCCACGCCAAAGAACGGGCGCAGCATGGCATTTACGGCGGTGTACTGCGTTCCGGTCGGGCCGAACTCGCTGTATTCCACTTCGATCACATCCACCTTTTCGCGGGTCACGGTGCGGCCAGTGTCAGCAGACAGCGCAGCGGTCGAAGCCTTTAGCGCAAGCTCACAGCAGGCCCGGACCACCTCAGCAGGCACCCCGACCACCTCGAAGCCGTCAACGATGACGCCAGAGCGCGGCCAGTCCAGAGCCTGCACACCAGTTGCACGCACACCAGCCCACCGGGCGCGATATTCCTGCACCATGTAATCGGTAGACCGACGAAGCGCCGATTCCTTTGCAGACTCAGCCAAAGCGGCCCATGCGGCATTCCCTCGCGCTGCGTGGTATTCGTCGGCCTGCGTGACGCTTGCGTAGCTGTCAGCATTTGCAAGGCCGGTGCCATCTTCTGGTGTCAGTGCCATGTGTACCCCTTCGCTTTCCAATGCACCCGAATGGATGCATCAGGAAACGTCCCGATTACTCGGGCTGTTCCTCGGTTTGTTGCTCTGCCTTGGGCTTGCGGCCACGCTTGGGCGCTTCGGCCTCGGGCTGTTCCTCGGCGGGCTTGAACACGGCGTCAATGATCTTAAAGCCCTGCGCCCTCAGTTCTGCTTTGCGCTCCGGCGTCACCGGATGCGGTTCGTAGATGATCTTCATGATGTTCTCCAGAAAAAGGCAGGGGCCGTAGCCCCCGCCCATTCATCACTTGGCCGCGTCGGCGATGGTGATCACGCCTGCGGTTTGCTTGATGCTGGTGGCAACCTTGTCCCAGTTGGAGCCGGTAGCGATCTCGGCATCGGTCGGGGACTTGCCTCCGTTTGTTTCGTCCCAGGTGTAGCCCTTGAGCTTCAGACCGAAGGTGTAGTCCACCTGCATCGTGGTTTCGATGCGGGTCTGGCCGTTGCTGGTTTCGATGTTGCTGATCACGTCACCACCGTCATAGACGATGGCGGCGGAGTCGGCCAGCGACAGCACACGCAGCTTGTTCGGCGTACCGGTCACATACAGAGCCGGGGCGTCGGTGACGATGACGGGTTTGCCCAGCACGTTGACAACCAGCACGTTGCCCTGTTGGAACAGTTGCTGTGCGTTGGTCAGGTTCAGGCCGATCAGCTTGTGGTAGGCCTGGCCGTTCATGACCTGAGCCACCAGAGCGCCGGAGGCATCGCCGAACTTCGCGTGAGCGTCGTTCATGGCGGTGTAGCTCAGGCCCAGAGTGGCGCTCACGTCATTGGTGGCGCTGGCTTGGTTGCTGATTGCAGCGCACAGGGCGGCAATGGCCGTGTTCAACTGGTCAGCCAGCAGAGCTTCGGCGAAGTTGCGAGAAGCAACCTCGATGCCTTCGGCGGTCGGCTTGTTGAGCCACGTCAGTTGGCCGGGTTCGAAGCGGATCGGACCGAAGCCGCCCGCGATCTTCACACCCGACTGCTTGAGCTGGCTCAGATCGGTGGCGCTGGCCGATGCTTGGGCGGCGTAGCGGTCAACACGGCGCTGTGCCGAGTGAATGGCGGCGAAGAACGATTCCTGCATGAAATCGCCATCGAAGCCAGCAGTGGTCAGGCGGATTGCGCCGTTGGATGCGGCGTTGAACTTGTCAACCATCTGCGCCAGCGTCTCGATGGTCGCGGGCATCACGTATTGGTTGAAGACTTGCATTTGAGAGAGAGACATGATCGTTTCCTTTCAGGTGTGATCAGGTTTTAGCGAGTTCGGGGAACTTCGCGGCCAGTGCAGCCACGCGGGCGGATTTGTCTCCGCCCAAGTCACCCGTAGGTTTGTTGCTGCCAGTGGACCCGCCAGCAGCACCGCCGCCGGAGTTGTTCGGAGCCGACACGAAGAACTTGCCTTCATCGCCTTTTGCCCACTCACTGACAAAATCAGGAAGTGCCTTGTCGCCGACCTTTGCGACTTTCTGGTCGCCGTCAGCAACGATCTGCACTTGACCCGCGAGCATCGCCTTTACCGCCTTCAGGTGTGCTGGATTGGTCACACCAGCTTTCGCCAGCGCATCCGTCAGCCCGTTGTCCACCAGCAGGCGCTGAGTGAAACCTTCCGCGTCCTGCAATTGCTTGCGGGCCGTTTCAGCTTCCTTCGTGGCCGTCTTGACCGTCTTCTGTGCCTCGTTGAGTTGCCCGGTCAGTTCCTCGATACGGCTTTCCAGCTTCTCGACATCTTCCGGGTTGATGGTCTTGCCCTTGCGGGCTTCCTTCAGTTCGCCCAACAGTTCCTTGTTCTTTGCAACAAGGGCCGATGTGGCTTCCTCAACGGCAGCTTTGATGGCCTCTTTCGCCTCAGGCGAATTCAAGTCGATGCTCATGGGTTGTGTCCTCTGGACTGGTTAGCGGGCCACAGGCCCAAAGAAAAAGCCCGCCAGGCACTGCCGGACGGGCTTCGTATGGAATCGTTCGATCTGCTTACAGGGTCACTCTCTCACCATTGAGCAAGCAACCCACACAGATCAGGTTCTTTGTACCGCCTGATGTCTTCCCTCGGTCGAACATCAAGCCGGTTTTCGTTTCGATGAACTCTCTGCCGCCGCAGCGGTGGCACTCAACAAGGGCCACTGGTTTCGGCTCTGCCTTGACACGCTCACGGACCCGCCGCACCTGTGTATCAGGCGCTGGCGTTCCGTTTATGACGGTCAGATTGGGCATCAGTTCATTCTAGGCCAGCACGCTTAAATGCGGCCATGTCCCTTTCCCTCAGTTGGGGGAGCGTCAGATACTCGCCGCGCTGGCTGTATAGGTCTTCCAGCTTCAAACCGCCCTCATCAAGCAACCGCGCCCGCGCAGGTCCGAGAATCTCGATCTTCCGCTGGCTCGACTGCTGCCTGATCCATTCGGCATAGGTCGTTTCAGCAGGTACTTGCCCGTCAAGACTTGCCCGTGTGCTGGCCTGATTCGCCTCACCTTCCAGGTCAATGCCAAGCTCTTTCCAAGACTTCAGCACCGGAACCTGTGAAGACCGGCAGCGCCAGTGTGCACGTCCCGGACCACCCAGCCACGGCAGTGAATGCCCTATCGGCTTATGTGTCACCGGGTGATATTGCTTCCCGTCCCTGACCCGGCATGTCTCGCTGGTGCGTAGGTCAAGGGTCGATGACCAGACCACCGCCTTAACCAGATCATCATTCGCCTTCATGACCTCATCTTGCGCCACGCCTGCCGTATGGCTGACTGCCGTCCTGACGATGGCCTCAACATCGCGGCGCGAGCGTTCAAGCAAGCCATCGGCATAGCCTTTGGCCTTAGTTCCCATCACATCACGAATGATCTGGTCGGTTGTCCGACCTTCTACAAACCCCTGTGCGATTGCCTGCCTGATCTTCCGTGCCGTCAGTTGGTCAAGGTCTTTGAGTGCACCTTTAAGCAATACACCCTGAAACGGCCTTGCCATCGCAGCGGCGTACACCTGTGCACCCGTGACACTCGCCACGCTCACAGACACCGGCAATACATCCTTGATCGCCAATTCCTGCCATTGCGCCTCATACCCGGCGAACTCCTTTAGCTCTGCCGTCAGTTCCTCGCCAAGCGTGGCATACGCCTCATTGATGACTTTGCGGACCGACACCAGCAAAGACTCCAGCCGTTCGGCCTTGAATGTCCCTGCGCTGATGCCTTCCAAAGCCTTGCGTAGCTCATCGGCCAAGCGGGCATCCGAACGATTCAAAACGCCGATCATCCGGCGCACTACGTTGTTCGTGTACCTGCTCAGGTTGACGGCATGGGAAATGCTCGCGTCCCTCAGTTCCTCATTGGCCGACATTTCCGGCGTCTCCGGTCATGCCAAGCGTCGGACCCTCTTCCTGAAGCTCTGATTCCTCAGTTTCAAACGTCTTGCCGTTCTGCACGACTTCGCCCGTCTGAAGGTTCCAGAAAAGCGTGCGCTTGCTGATCGCTCCTGACTGCCAGGCAGAAACCAACGCGGTGATTTCCTGCGCTGTCATCTTGACCGGCAGGAAGTCGGTGTTCAGCTTGAAAGAGACATCGCCAGCAATCCCGGCCCATTCGGCCATGATCTGCATGACCTTCGTCATCGCTTGCGAAACCAGATTCGATTGCGCGGCAAGAACTGAGGTTTCACCCGAGTGGCGCAGTTGCAGGGCTTCAGCAGCCTCTACGCCCGATTTCTCAGGTGCAAGCATCCGAGCACCAATGGCGGCCATCTGCCCTTCTTTGCGATCAAGCAGCTTTTCCAGTGCGCCCAAGCCCTGCCCGGTGAACTCCAGGTATTGCGCGGTCGCTTCCGGGTGCGGGCTGACGATGGCCGTAGCCGATCCGATGCGGATAGCCTCACCGTCTGCCAACTGCACACCAGCGATGAACGGAGTGGGTAGGCCGGTGAAGTGCGCCCCGTGTTCCAAGTCTGCACTGGTCCGGTAGTGGCTCAGGTTCAGGTCAACCAGATCAAGCAACGGCGGGGATTCGACATCGAAGCCCAACGACTCGGAACCGATCATCACAAACGGGATGAAGTTCATCGCCGCGCCATTTCGCATCGGCAAGACTTCCTCGAACAACTCCATGCCGCGTTCACCAGATCGGTAGATGCGCTGCACATACACGCCATCAACCAGCATCAGAGCGCGAATCTGCGGCTTTGACTCCGTGGAGAACTCGCCCCGAACTTCGTAGCTCTCAGACAAGACAACCAGAGTCGGCATCATCTGATTGTTGATGCGCTCAATGCGCCAGTTGATGATGCTTTCGGCCTTGTACTGCGTGGCGTATGGGCGAAGGTTCATCGCCAGCGCACCGGCAAGGCTGGCCGGTTGTTCGGCAACCCTCGGATACTCCACCAGCACACCAACACGCCCGACAGTCTCAACCTCTTGAAGAACCGAACGCGCGAAGCCTCGCGCCGTGATCCCGGTCAAGGTGATGTCATCCAGCCACGATTGCATTGCAGTCGGTACGATGATGTCCGGGTCTTTGCGAAACACCATCCCCACCAGACCGTCAAGCGTGCGCCCGGTAGCGCCGTAGAAGTTCGCCCGGCTCTTGTAGGCGCTGTACTCTTTTTCGTCCTGCCTGCTCAGTTCGGGAAGATACTCCCGGCCCGCTTTATGGACGGAATCCTGCCCAGCCACGACATCGCGGCAACGCTTCCACTTGGGGAGCGCAGCAACGTACTCAGCGCGTGTGTGATCTGGTTTGTCCATAGGCTCAACGGCCTACGACTTGTAGGCGCGTGATGTTGCGGGACTTGATCGGGAACTTGTACGCGATGAAATAACCCGCCGCGTCAATGATGTGATCAAGTCCAGCCGTCTTGTCTGGCTCGCCGTGCTTGTCGTATGCCTGCTTTTCCAAGGCTTCGACAAGTGCGGGGCATGTGTCAGGGTTGACCCGGTATCTCCGGGGCTCCAATAGCTGATTGACCGCCAGGACTCGATCCTTGACAGCCGGGTTAGCAGGGTTCGTGCAGACAGTGAACTTCGCCGCACGCAACAATGAAATGTCCGACTCGCTGGCGTTTTGGCTCTTGCGGTTCTTGCCCGATGCGTCAGGGTAGATAAACACCGGATGGCCGGGGTATCGCTTTTGAATCAGCGCGATCATCGCCGGGGTGTCGAAAACATCCGTCAGCTCATCGACCGCGTGCGGCTCACCATCCCGGAGAACATGAACACTCGCGGCCATCTTCGTGACGTTGAAGTCAAGACCGATGTGCAATGCCTCGTTCGGCTTGATCGTTTCCCGGCTGGCGTTCAGCACTCGGTCATAGACCGGATACACACTGCCAGCCGTCAGGTTCACGAACTCACCATCAAGGTAAGCCGACAACAGGTTACTCGGGTATGTGTTCCTAAGGCTGTCAATGTACCCATCCGGCAGATTGGCCGAATTCGACATCGTAGACGCACGGATCAGCCGATACCCTGGGGCTTGATTCTTCACCCATCGCTCATAGACGAACCGGAAGCCCTCTGGCGTTGTCGCCACTCCTACCGTATTCGCGTTGCCGTCCGGCTTCTTTTGCCGGTTACGGCTGATGATCTTGTTCCAGACATCCCGCGCCTTATCGGTCGGCAGGGTGTCCAATTCGTCAACCAGCGAATCAGCCACCTCATAGCCGACGATTCGCTCTGGCGTGTCCATCGTCCGAAACAGAAGCGTCCCGAACGGTCCGAATTCAATCTCCGCGTTGGTCTTGTTGATCTTGTGAGGCACATTCAGGCCGTCAAGAATCTCGGCGAAGCGCGGGAAGCCGATTGTCCGCACCAGATCGTAGGTCGGCAGGTAGTACGCAACCGACTGCCTCGGATACTTCAGCTTCAGGCGAACCGCTCGCCATACCGCCGCGTGAGTCTTTCCGGCCCCGAATCCCGCCACCATTGCCGGGAATTGGTCATCAGCCTCTACAAAGTCCCACTGAGGCCCGGTGAGCTTGACCTTCACGATTCGCGCACGAACGTGATTGAAGGCGGCATCAGCGGCGCCCCGCCTTCTCCAGTCACCTGAAGCGGCAGCAGCTTGGGATAGATGTCTTTCCAGAATGCCCGTTCATTCAACGGGTCTTCCTTTGCCCATTCGGCCAGACGTTCAGCACCACCCAGCGCATCGGCTGCGCGTTCGATGGCCTCTTTGACAAGTCGGGTGCTTTTGTTGACGGCTCCCTTGGGGCGTCCTTTTCCTGCTGCTGGCGGCTTTCTCTTTCCAGTAGCTGACAATTCTTTACTGTCCATGATTCCCCCTCGCCTCTGGATTGGGAATGCCCAGCCGCTGGCCGGGGGTGGTGATTGGCTCCATCCGTCTACCCGATGGGCTGGGGCCTGCGGTATCGCGTTGCCGCTGACCTCTGCACGCGAGACAGACGGAGAAATGCCTGGCAGTTTTCCCGCTGCCCGCCCCGATTCGGCATCAGGGTCGTTCCGGGTCAGAAATGAGAAAAGCCACCGCAATGGGTGGCTTCAAATGGGGACGGCTCCGCCTCGAAAGGCTCCCGGATCGGAACCGGGTTAAGCGTCGCGGACGCTGGAGCAAATTCACTCAGGGGGCAGCGCACAGCCTGAGCGTGGTTGAATTCTACCTCGTTCTCAGGTATTTGTGCAATATGGCATCGGCCTCATGCATTTTTGCGTCTAAGACGGACAGAAGCCGATGGGCTAGGTATCGCTCCTGATCTGTTTCTCCCAGCTTGTGTCGGCTCTTTCCTGATCCTCCGCACAGGCGGCAGATGTTAGCGGCCTTGCCGTCATACCCGCCAATTGCCCCGGTGCCGTTGCATCGGTGACAGTTCGGATCAAGGAAGGCGGACAGCACCTTGCCGGAAATGATACCGATCACCTGCTCATCAAGTTTGATTCCCCATGCCCTTGCAGAGTCGATAGCGAACCGGACCAATGCCACGCGAGTGCCTGTCAGGCTTTTTAGGTGTGACAGGGTAAGCAATGCGTCGGTCGTGCTTTTGATCTTCCGCGCCTCTTGGGCAACTTGATCGAACTCGGCTGCAAGCCGATACAGCTTGATTCCAAGCGAATCGGACCAACCGGCTGCAATCAGGATGTCAGGATCACCCTTTCGGTGTTCCTCTACCTTGAGATTGCTTGACGATGTAGCGCGGCGGTAACGCTCTGCAATGGTCGGGGCGTCGGTCATGCTGCCTCTTTCTGTTTTCAGCGTTTCCCGGCCTGCTCGGCCAGTTCGATGGCGATCTGTCGAAGGATTCGGGTGTCATCGGCCCCCATCTCGTTGGCTCCACGCCGGTCCATTTCCGCGTCAAGCCACTTTTCGGCGGGCGTCCTTTCGTCCTTTCGGAAAAGGTCTGAGGCGTCTACGTAAGTCATGCTGTCGCGCATTGCTGCTCCTTTGGTTTTCCAATCATCTTGTCCAGGTCGATGGTGGCGTACCCGGACCTAATGCGGGCTATGGTCAGTTGGATGGCCCGCTCGTACTCGGCGCGGCTGATGCTGGATCGCTGGAGGTCGTGCATCTCGATCAGCTCGCGCAGGTTCTTCAACCCTTCGCCGGTCAGACCCATGCGCCCGGTTCGCTGGAAACGGCCTGCGGCGTCGATCAGTGCAGCCTCTGCACGGTGGGCGACTTCCATCACCTCAGGGCCGACACCCTGCCCTGCAATGGTTTGGGCAAGGTTGTTGACGGCGGCTAGGTCTTGCCAGTGTTTTAGGGTGGCGCAGCCGCTGGTGAAGGCGTCCAGGCTGGAAAGCTCACGCATCAGAAGCTGGTCAAGGTCTTTTCGCGGGGCGATGGCAGCGCCAGAAATCGCGTGTTCGATAGGGTTGGTTTTGGCCCATACCTTGCGGATACAGCGTTTGCGGCTCATCAGAACCCCCTCGATTTGATGGCGTTGGTCTGATCGACACCTGGGCGGTATGGTGCGGTCCAGTAGTTCGCCATGACCAATGGTTCCTTGACTGTCCCGGCGCAGATGGGATTGCGCGATGTCTCTGGGGCGCGGTAACGCTCACGGGCGGCCCAGTAGGCGACAGGCTTGCCAGGTGCTGTGTTGGTGATGAAACCGTTTTGCTGAAGGTTGAGCAGGAAGTTCTGAACGCGCTGGCGGTCGATCTTCAGGCTGGTGGCGATCGTGCTGCTCGATGGCGGGCTGGCTTGGCGCTTGATGAAGTTGTAGACACGCTCACGGTCATCGCTGGCATTGCGGACCAGATTTCCACGGGGCAGACTGGTCTGAAGGCGGAAAACGCTGTCCTCACCCGGCTTGCCACGGGTTGCCTTGATGTCATATCCCTTCTCGCGCAGACGCTTGAGTGCGTTCTTGAACGAATG